ATTGTCAGTATTTTTAACTACGAAAGATACGCTGTTTCCAGATACAGTAGTTAATTCTGGGTTAGTAGTAACGTCAGTTGAACCAGATAAGATACGGAATGCTCTTACACCTTCTAGGTCAGCATTGTATCCGTCAAAGTCTACAGTATAGACGTTATAGTCAGATGGATTTAATCCGTCTTGGAATCCGATAGATGCTGAAGTTGCAGCAGCATATATACCGTTATCTGTAGCTAAGTCTAAAGACTGAGAGTTGATAGTATATCCGAACTGACCAGCGCCATAAAGACCGCCAGCAGCGTCAAGATCTACGTTCATCTTAGAGCTAGCTTCAGTTACGTTACCATAAAGGTTGTCTCCTGAAGAACGTCCGTTTCTTCCAGATCCATATTTGAAATCTAGATAGAATACTAGTCCTGAAGGTAGGTTCATTGGTTGTACAGATACGAAATCTTGAGCAACGATTGAAGAGAATACTTTACGTACTAATGGTAAAGCAACTCCAGCCCACTGCTCACCAGCACCAGCTGTGAAGCCTGTACTAGTTCCAGAAGCACCTGTGTTGTTTGCTTCAGCTACGATTTGTTTAGCTTGGTTTTCTAGGATGATAGCCATGTTATTTGAAACACGCTCATCTGCGATACCTTCTAACAAACCAGAAGCTTTCCACTTGTCTGCTAATTTAGCAGCGTCAGCTTGCATACTCTTATATGAGTTTGAGCTTTCAAGTAATTGATTTACTTCCATGATTGAAATTTAATTTTAAAAATATTATTTAATAATTCCAGCTAATTTTTGCATTCTTCTTACAGTATCAGTAACTTCATTAATAACTTCTGGTTTAGAAGCTGTAGTTCCTGTAGCTTTAGAAGCCATGCCTTTAACTTTTGATTCTGAAACGTTTCCTGTTTTAGTAGTAACTACATTATCAGAAACAGTTTCAAATACTAATTTTACTTCTTTTACAGTTTCAGCTTTATCAAAAGCAGCAATAACGTTCACTTTTTGTGACTCGCTAAGGTTATTAGCTTTGAAAATTTTGTTAACGTATAAAAGTTTTGAATTTAGAAGATTAACTTCTTGAAGGTCACTTCTTAGGCTTTCGATAGTTTCTAATGCCTCGTCTAGGTCTTCTTTGATAGTTCTGTTGATGTTTTTCTCTGCATTTTCTGGTTTAGAATCTACTTCATTTTGAGTAGGTCCTTCTGTTACCTCTTCTACAGTTTCTTCAACTTCTTCTTTTTCTTTACCTTCTTCTACTTCATTTTCAGAAATAGAATCAAGTTCACGAATAAGTTCATCTAAGTCGATTTCTTCTTCTTCGCCTTCTGCATCAGCAGCATCAATTGCAGGCTCTTCAATACCAGCTTCGTCTCCCATTCCTTCGATGTCACCAGCATCCATATCGTCAGCAGGAGCGTCTCCGCCTACCTCTTGAGCAATAATGTCTCTGATCATATCTTTGAATTGGTCAACTGATAATTTGCTAATATCTTCATCACCGTCAATCTCTTCTTCTTCTGCAGGCTCTTCGATTTCAGCTTCTGCCTCGTCATCTGATTCTTCAGACTCATCCTCAGCTTCTTCTTCATCCTCAGCTTCTGCTACTGGTTCTACTTCCATAAGCTCTTCCTCGATTGCTTCGTCTTTTTTGTCTTCGTAGTTTCCTTCTTCAATCTCTTCTTCTACAGATTCGTTTACTACTTCTTCTTCTTGAGAATCTTCCATCTCTTGAAGTTTAGCAGCTAACATATCTTTAAGATGAGGTGTTAAAGTCTCTTCTAAAGCTTCTTTAGCGTTAGCAATAGCGGCTTCTCTTACGGATTTAGCCTCAGCAATAGCTTGCTTAAGTAAATCTTTGTTTGCCATTTAAATAAAAATTGTGTGGTTCGTACGATTATTTAGAATCGTAATGTGAAGTTAATTTTTTTTCGATACAGTATAAGTGACTGTATATTCGTATATAAATATATACTGTTTCCGGAAACCTACGATACTAGTTC